TTACGCCGTAGGAGGAACAGGCCAGGTGATATCGGGTGCGCTCTGCGCATCAATGGCGTCAACCTGTTTCATATACTCACGCCAACGCACTAAGCGGCTTTTCTCATCATCAGAAATTACGCCCAGCATAAGATCGGTTTGCCAGTTTGCTATCATTTTTTGGGCTTCTGACAATAGCTGCGTTTTACGTAGCGTGGCGTCCGCAATATATTCATCACGGCGTTTCTCAGGTGGAGTAAACACGCCGTCAGAATACAAATAGCCGACACCGACACGCTCTGATGAAATATCGATTAACGCGCCATTCTGCGGCTTCCAGTCAGCCCCAACATCGCTATCCCAGACTACGGTATTAATCACCACCCCGTTTTCGATTACCGCGTATACCTTACTCATGCCGAATACTCCACAATCATAATGACGCCATTACCACCATTACCGCCTTTAGCATCGGCACCAGCAGGCACCGAATATCCGCCACTACCACCAGCACCATCCACGCTGTCAAATCCGTTGATCGAAGCATTGTGTGCAATTGGCGGCGCACCGAATGAAAAAACAGAATCACCGCCGGCACCGGATTCATAACCGCTATTAAAAAACATCGCGGGCGTGCCTGAGCCGCCAAAACCCGCGACCAGATTCCCACCGAATGCATTACCCCCACCGCCGTTACCCATCAGAACAGACATACCGATTGCAATCGCGATACCGTTAGCTCCCCTCGCTCCCCCGCTCGCCGTCATTAACGTTCCAAATTTCGTCGCACCACCAAACCCCGGCTCATTTTTTCCATCTACACCTCCCATACCGCCTGCGCCGACCTCCAGATAGATCAACGCAGGAATATCACCTTTATGGTAAAAAGATCGTGCCCAGCCGCCCGCACCACCGCCAGAGCCTGCCGAGTGATAATTCTGTGGTGATGCCGCCGCCGCGCCGCCGCCGCCGCCCGCACCACAAATGGTGACATCAATGGCGGACACATCATCAGGCCATTGATAATTTTGGCTTGAGGTAATCTTTTTTATGCGCAGGATACGGCCCGCAAAACGGTTTTCTAATCCCAGATTTTTGACAAACTGGACTGGATTCTGGATATCAGCGCCGTTCTGATTCTTATCCATTTTTCCTGATAACCCGGCGGCAACAAACGCCGTGGTGGCCAGTTGTGTCGTATTGGTTCCTGCTACGGCGGTCGGCGCAGTGGGGTTACCGCTAAACACCGGGCTTTCCAGCGGCGCATACTGCCTGTGTGGATTCGCCGCGGCGATATGGTCAGCCAGCAACGTATCCGCATAACGCCGTGTCGCCAGCGCCACCGTTGGGTCAAACTTCAACGTGATTGCATCGGTGCGGCTGACAATCAGGACCATACGCACCGTCTGTACCCGACCAGACCCCTCTTTTAGTTCCGGTTTATAGGTTTCCGGGCAGTTACCGACGGCTATCAGATCCCCATCCACGTCGTACAGACCGATTTCACGCAGCCAGAACCCGCCTTCATTTTCCGGGATCACCTGCTCGGCAATCATTTGGTTGGTGTTATTCTGATCAACCGTGAGCGCATTAATCACCCCACGCCGCCTTTCATTCACCAGTTTGGTTTGTAACGAATCCGGGAAAGGAAGCGTGCCGTTACCATCGCCCACCCCCATTTGCGCCAGCTCCAGCGCTTTTCCTGCGGCAATGGCTGCCGCCAGTTTTTTCTCACCCGCCTGGGTGAGCAAGGTAAAGTATTTAGCGCCCATCAATTTTCTCATCAGCATGAATACAAAGGAAAAGGTTAGGCAGCCGTAGGGAAAACCGGCTCACGCAAGCGCTCACGGTCCTGTCTGCCTTGTGACAACCATTATGCTGACGGCACGTCAAATCACCCGCGTATACGGGTGTCACGGCGATGGCACAACAGAGTGTGAGTATGGCTGCAAGCCATGAGAATTTGATAAGGCACCAAGAGGCCAGCGGTCAGCACGGGATAAAAACAACCCGCCCGGAATAACGGTACGTTGCTATTCCGGACGGGTATCGCTTCATATCAGGGGGAAAGGGCCGGCCAGTCGATAGCTGGCGCCAGAGGCAGGTCGATACGGCTTAACTGATGCGGGAGCATCGCTGGTGGGGCAAGTGATGGACCGCTCGCCACACGGGATAAGGTCTACCCGGAACAGTGGTTGAAATGCTGTGGCCGGGCGAGCCTTATCCCGTTAAGCAACCGGGGGAGCGGGCCAAGTGAGATTTCTTAACGACGAAGACCCGATTTTCCTGCCTTGACGGTCTGTGTAGATATCGTCACGCGGCTCTCACGATGTAGTTAAAGGCGATGTTGCGAGGGCGGGTAGCGCCGACATAGCCAGCGGCACTTACTGTTGTGATGTTGTATGCCGTGTACGACAGCATCACTCCGGCATACTCTGACGCACTGACGGCATCAGCTTGTGCTGCTGATACTGACAGCCGTAGCGAGTCCGAGGTCGGTGCTGAATCTGGACCATCGTAGTTAATTAAAGAGCCTCTCTGCTGCGAGAGCACTTCTCTCCCCGCATCCACCCCTCTCCCATCATCCCAGCCGCGAATAAACTCGCCACGCAGATCCGGCAGCACGCCTGACGGGTAAACCTGCGCCAACCGTGGATAGCGATTTTTATCAAATGACTGGCCGTTACATTTAAGCCAGCCACTCGGCGCTGTGGCTTGTGGCCACGGCTGTGGGATACCCACGATGTCATTAATATCCAGTTTGAGTTTGGTGCTGGCCTCGGTTTTACCAGACAACAAGCCAATAGCGTAAGCCACTGCATCCGCAACAAACGCCGTGGTGGCCAGTTGTGTCGTATTGGTTCCTGCTACGGCGGTCGGCGCGATGGGGTTACCGCTAAACACCGGGCTTTCCAGCGGCGCATACTGCCTGTGCGGATTCGCCGCGGCGATATGGTCAGCCAGCAACGTATCCGCATAACGCCGTGTCGCCAGCGCCACCGTTGGGTCAAACTTCAACGTGATTGCATCGGTGCGGCTGACAATCAGGACCATACGCACCGTCTGTACCCGACCAGACCCCTCTTTCAGTTCCGGTTTATAGGTTTCCGGGCAGTTGCCGACGGCTATCAGATCCCCATCCACGTCGTACAGACCGATTTCACGCAGCCAGAACCCGCCTTCATGTTCCGGGATCACCTGCTCGGCAATCATTTGGTTGGTGTTATCCCGGTCAACCGTGAGCGCATTAATCGCCCCTCGCCGCCTTTCATTCACCAGTTTGGTTTGTAACGGATCCGGGGTGGGGAGTAGGCCGTTGCCATCGCCCACCCCCATTTGCACCAGCTCCAGCGTTTTTCCTGCGGCAATAGCTGCCGCCAGTTTTTTCTCACCCGTTTGGGTGAGCAAGGTAAAGTATTTAGCGCCCATCGATTTTCTCATCAACATGAATACAAAGGAAAAGGTTAGGCAGCCGTAGGGAAAACCGGCTCACGCAAGCGCTCACGGCCCGGCCTGCCTTGTGACAACCATTATGCTGATAGCCCGTCAAATCACCCGCGTATACGGGCGTCACGGTGATGGCACAACAGGGTGTGAGTATGGCTGCAAGCCACATGAGAATTTGATAAGGCAGAGGAGACGGGGTCTGCATTGAATAAAAAACGCCCCGTTCGGAATAACCGCATCTCGTTATTCCGAACGGGTGCAGCATCTCATCAGTGTGATGGCGGGGTCGGCCAGTCGATATCCGGCAGTAAAGACAGGTCGATACGACTTAACTGCACCAAATAGATTTTCCAGTCCTTCAGCGACTGCGTTTCCTGTTCGGTGGCCATACCCAGTTCCTGCGCATAGGTCAGCTCGCGAATACGATCATGTGCCGTCTGGCGACGGGTTTCACACGCCTGTCGGGCCGCCTTTAACAGGCTCTCCTGATACGCCGCGTTATCCGTTATCCATTGTTCGCCATCCCAACGGTCAAACGCACCGGCAGGCGGCTGCAAGGTCAGATGGACGGGTAGCGGCCCCAGTTCATTCACGCCCTGTGGCTGACGCGTTTTCGTGTCGTAAACGGTCTGCCCACGCAAATCCGGCACCCATTCCCAATGTAGGCCATCAGACGAACGCCTCAGCGCCTGCCCTTCTGTTGCTGGCTGCGGCGGCTCATCGGCATAACTGTGAGCGGGGATCCCCGTTCCTGCCATCAGGTATTCATCACTGTAGCCATCGTATTCACGGGTTAGCGCATCCACATGGTACACCCGTAACCAACCTGCCTGAGCAGCCAGCCCATCCACCGCCAGCACGGCGCGCATTTCCGGTGTCGGTGTCATCATCACGCAGCCCTCACGATGTAGTTAAAGGCGATGTTGCGGGGGCGGTTTTCTGATGACGTTGGAACTACGCGTGACGCATCAAAACTAACACCTGCTGGTCCTTTATAGCTGCCAAGACTGTCGGTTATTCCGACATCGCCGAACTTGTCAGCAGAAATTGCACCTGATGTCCCCACAGTAGTCAATGACAAAGGGGTTGACATGCTAACGCCGATATAAAGAGAGCCGACGATATTTCTGATCGTATCGTTTTGCTTTGATAGCAGATCTCTACCAACATCCACCCCTCTTCCATCATCCCAACCACGAATAAATTCACCACGTAAATCCGGCAGCACGCCAGAAGGATAAACCTGCGCCAACCGCGGGTAGCGGGTTTTATCAAACACCTGGCCGTTACATTTCAGCCAGCCTGCCGGGGCGGTCGTCTGCGGCCACGGCTGAGGAATACCGACAAATTCACTGATCAGCAGATACTGCGAATGGGGGTTGGTCTCGGCAAGATGCCCGGACAACAGTGTGTCGGCATAGCGCCGGGTTGCCAGCGCCACCGTCGGGTCGAATTTCAGCGTGACTGCGTCGGTACGGCCGACAATCAGGATCATGCGCACCGTTTGTATCCGGCCCGACCCTTCCTTCAGTTCCGGTTTATAGGTTTCCGGGCAGTTAGCCACCGCTATCAAATTGCCGGCTGCATCGTACAGGCCAACTTCACGTAACCAGAACCCGCCCTCATTTTCCGGAATCACCTGCTCGGCAATAATCTGCCCGGGGTTATCAGCATCAACACTCAGGGAATTGATCGCCGCCCGGCGTTTTTCATTCACCAATGTAGTCTGCAACGGGTCCGGTGCCTGTAATACCCCACCGCCATCACCAACACCCATCTGGGCAACTTCCAGCGGTTTTCCGGTTGAGATCGCTTGCGCTAATTTAATCTCACCGATACGGGTGAGAATCGTAAAATATTTGGTTCCCATCGTTTCTCTCGTCTGCATTCATTAAAAAGCCAGGCAGAAAATATTGCCGTCACACAAGCATTCAATGTTTGTTCTGCTTTCTGACAACCATTATGCAAAGACACCCCAATAATTACCTGTTAATGGCGCTGTATCAGCTGTGACACAACAATAATGAAAAATACATTTTAATTTTTATAAAAAGAACATTTGAGCCATGAAAATACAATCACCGTTTGAAAAGACACACTTCTATTAAATTAGTCATGTCATCACATCAAAAATAAATAACGGAATTTTTATATCTATTACGCAGCCCTCACGATGTAACTAAAGGCGATGTTGCGGGGGCGATTATCTGGCGCGGTAGGAACGACCTTCGACACGTCAAACATGATCAATTGACCGTACCCACCAACAGCAGCGCCAACATGTAACGACTGAGTATTTTCAACGAAAGTAAAAGCCCCCGTGGGAGCTGGCTGTTTTGACGCGCCCCCGGCAAATAGCGCCTCCGATCCGAACGATCCCAAAATATTACGTATGCCATCTTGCTGAGAAGACAAAAGTGCCCGCCCTGCATCTACCCCGCGTCCATCATCCCAGCCACGAATAAACTCGCCGCGCAAATCCGGTAACATGCCCGACGGGTAGACCTGCGCCAGCCGCGGATAGCGGTTTTTATCGAATGACTGACCGTTACATTTCAGCCAGCCACCTGGGGCAGTAGCCTGCGGCCAGGGCAAGGGAATACCCACAATGTCATTAATATCCAGCTTGAGCTTGAAGTTGTCGTCAGTCTTACCGGACAAGGAATCAACAGCGCCGGCCACAAATGCCGTGGTTGCCAACTGTGTAGTACGGGTGCCGGCCACCGCTGTCGGTGCCGTAGGGTTCCCGGTCAACGCTGGGCTTTCAATCGGCGCATACTGTTTGTGCGGATTCGCGTTGGCGAGGTGTTTCGCCATCAGCTCATCGGCGTAGGCTTTCACCTCAATCGCCTTGTCATCAACCGACTTACGGGTTGCCATCACCACCGACGGGTCAACTTTCAGAATGACCGCACTGGTGTTACTGACCACCAGAATCATACGTATGGTTTGTACACGTCCCGAGCCTTCCTGCAACTGCGGTTTATAGGTATCCGGGCAATTGGCCACGGCGATTAAATCGCCATCGTCATCGTACAGGCCGATTTCACGCAACCAAAACCCACCTTCATTTTCCGGGATCACCTGTTCGGCAATAATTTGATTCGGATTCGACGGGTCAACTCTCAGGGCGTTCAACACCGCCCGGCGCCGTTCATTAATCAATGCCGTCTGGGCCGGATCAGGCGTGGTCGGATTCCCGCCGCCATCCCCCACCCCCATGTGGGTAATATTCAGCATTTTCCCTAATGCGGCGGCATTCGCCAGCTTTGCTGTCCCCGCCTGGGTGAGCAATGTCATGTATTTCACCGTCATACTATTTTCCTTTTGTATCGCCTTAAACCGTCATCTGACATTGCAATCCCCACCGCGCAAATCGCCGTCTTTTTTGCAAGCCATTCCATTTTGTTGCTGCCTCTGACAACATTATGCAAAGAGAGTGACGGCAAATCGTCCGGCCGACGTTGTTTATGCCATGGCACAACAAGCAGGTTAAAAAAAACCCGCCATCAAGGCGGGGAAAATAAAATAAGACGATGAAAATGAATAAAAAAATAGCGGGTATAACTGCTTATTTTTCTGGTTGTACCGGCCATGCAATATTTAACGGGAACCCTGCCTGCTCAGGAACTTGACGTAATATCTCACGGTATGTACGCCAGGCCTGTTGATCTACCGGTGCATCCGACACTTGCGTCCAGTCACTGGCGGTCAGTAAATTATCTCGCTGACGCCGGGCATCTTCAGCCAACTGAGTATCTGACAAAGGCACGGGAGTCACCGCAATCGGTTTTTTTGTCGACTCATCAAAAATAATAACATTACCCCTGACTTGCTGGTCTAATAAATATTGATAATAATCATCGCTGATCTCAATAGCGTCATTAGGAATATTAACACCATTAATTTCGTCACTATAAAAACCACTAGTTGATTTAGAATAAAACATATGACACCTCAATTTCCTATTGCAATAAACTGATAAGAGATACCAGAAGAAAAATCAACAGAACCACCGTTTCTGACAAATGCGCCATATCCCTTCAACATTTCTTTAGTACTATTACTTTGCCCATATACTGTCACCCCCGTATAGTTCCAACCAACAGAATTATTTTCCGTAATGACAGCAGCAAAAAAATTATTAGGATAGGCAATAGGGAATGACTGATTAATAACGCCAGCACCTAACGTTGCTCCTACTCCCCATTGAATAATAATACCTGACGGTAAAATCTGGTAACCATTCACTCCTGAGCCAGCAGCACCCACTCCACCAATCGCACGCCACTGTGGCCCCGTGGAAAGGAATCTTATATTCGTCCCACTTTTAACCGTCATCGTATTTGAACCGGATGGATTATTGGGCCCCAGAATATTCACCCCTGCACCAGAAATCGTCACAGCCCCGTTGGAGATATTATTAAACTCAATAACCCCACCCACACAAAGGGAAGCGTTCGGTAATGTAATCGTAATCCCCGCTATTTGGGCTTCAACAAAACAGCCAAATGCATCACTGGTTAACACCTGATTTTCTCTGACGCCAAATGCCGACTTCATATTACCTAAAGCTCTTTGCACGAACGCCGTGGTCGCGATACTACTATCCGCATCAAATAAAGGTGGCGTCGGTGCCAGGGGATTCCCGGTCAATACCGGGCTTTCAATCGGCGCATACTGCTTGTGCGGATTCGCGTTGGCGAGGTGTTTCGCCATCAGTTCATCGGCGTAGGCTTTCACCTCAATCGCCTTGTCATCAACCGACTTACGGGTTGCCAGCACTACCGCCGGGTCAACTTTCAGGGTGACCGCACTGGTGTTACTGACCACCAGAATCATACGCACGGTTTGCACACGACCAGAACCTTCCTGCAACAGCGGTTTGTAGGTATCCGGGCAATTGGCCACGGCGATTAAATCGCCATCGTCATCGTACAGGCCGATTTCACGCAACCAAAACCCACCTTCATTTTCCGGGATCACCTGTTCGGCAATAATTTGATTCGGATTAGCCGGGTCCACACTCAGGGCGTTTAAGACTGCCCGACGCTTTTCATTAATCAATGTCGTCTGGGCCGGATCAGGCGTGGTCGGATTCCCGCCGCCATCCCCCACCCCCATGTGGGTAATATTCAGCATTTTCCCTAATGCGGCGGCATTCGCCAGCTTTGCCGTCCCTGCCTGGGTGAGCAATGTCATGTATTTCACCGTCATACTATTTTCCTTTTGTATCGCCTTAAACCGTCATCTGACATTGCAATCCCCACCGCGCAAATCGCCGTCTTTTTGCAAGCCATTCCATTTCGTTGTTGCCTCTGACAACATTATGCAAAGAGAGTGACGGCAAATCGTCTGATGGGCGTTGTATCGGCTATGGCACAACAAACAGGTTAAAAAAACCCGCCATCAAGGCGGGAAAATAAAATAAGACGATGAAAAAATAAGGCGTATAGCCACTTATTTTACGGCAGTGGCAACGATTCAATGTTTAATGAAACTCCCTGCCTATTCATAAATGTGATACGATATTAAAAACGCAGACATAATGACACAAAAAATTCACCATGAGTCACTCACTATATTATCTACCAAAAAACAATTTGTTAATGGAGCCAATTAACAACCTTGTAAATATCAATTTTATGAAAAAGCATCTCCATGTATGAATTATATTAAATATCTAGAAACATAAGCATCAAATGTTGGATTTCCTGATGTTGCATTACTTGTTGAAATAGAAATATAACCATCATTAACCATTACAATATCAGCATAATTCTGTGAGATAAGTCCATTCTCCGTAACATAGCCTGTCATTTGCTGTCCAGATAACACATTTTTACTACTGGCAATTGTCATCGATAACACCCCAGAAGCCGTACTAGTTTGCCGAACATACCCACTTAGAGATTTAGTATTTAATGGGGTAAAACTACTAATTGAAATATTAAAATCCGTTGTTGTTTTTAAAGTAGAATATACTCTCTTTGGTGATATATATACGTATCGCTCTCGAACAGATAATACGGTAAAATTACCCGCCTTAACCGGCACAACCGTCAATAATGCCGATGCTGTATATCCATCCGGCATATTGGTTCCGCTATAAATCTCCGGCAATTTGACTGAGGTGGCGTTAACCGCGAGCAAGCCAGACAGCATCGTCACCGGATTATAAATGGCATAAACCCCGACGAACCCTTCATCAGGAACGGTTCCGGTATCCATTCCTCCAACGCCATTCTTTGCCAGATCGATCATCTGCCTGAATAAACCTATTCGATATTGGTCTCCACCCAGAACCGTCCCAACAATAATCTCATCGGCAGTATATGTGGCACTGGAAGAAACGGAGGGAATATTCATCGTGGCATTGCGTGTCATGCCAATCACACCGGAAAATGAGCTCCTTACGCCCAAATTCTCGATAAATTGAGCTTTATCCACAATGTCTGCACCATTTTGAGCTTTAATCAGAGCTTTATCATCCACATACTGCCGACTGGCCAGCACCACCGCCGGGTCGATATTCAGCGATACCGCCTGCGTCTGACTGACAGCCAGAATCATGCGCACCGTCTGCACGCGGCCCGATCCTTCCTGCATCTGTGGTTTATAGGTTTCCGGACAGTTGGCTACGGCAATCAAATTATCGTCCGCATCATACAAGCCGATTTCCCGCAGCCAGAATCCACCTTCATTCTCCGGGATCACTTGTTCGGCAATAATCTGATTGGCATTAGCAGGGTCGATGCTCAACGAATTAAGCGCGGCACGACGTTTTTCATTGATCAATTTAGTCTGGGTTGCGTCCGGCGTTGGCAATACACCACCACCATCCCCTACGCCCATCCGGGCGATTTCCAGTTGTTTTCCCAGTGCGATCGCATTAGCCAGCCTGTCTGCTCCCACCTGGGTAAGCAAGGCCGTATATTTCGTGCTCATAACATGTCTCATCAGAATTAGCGATAAAGGGGCCCATACTCAGGCATGGAACACATCCCGCCACACTTGTCGACACACGCTTTTCCAAGCGATTTCAGCCCGTTGTGGCAGTATCGGACATTATGCTGATAGGCCAGCAACAGCGCGCGCAGCGAGGGTTGGAACAGCGATAGCACAACAAACCCCGTTCAGTTTTTTTATAACTATGGAGATCGGGAAAGTGAATGATGATTAGTAACATCATTGGCATGACAGAAATATCACTCCCCCAGAAAATAACCGGGCTGAAAATAGCAACTAAGTCAGCACTCATTATTATTTCTCAGACACAATATGAAGAAAGGTGA